ACCCACTTCAGCGATGAAGTTCGTGTAGCGCAGGGGGGATGTGAGCGATGGGGGCACAGCCGTGGGCGCAGCCGTGGGCACAGCCGTGGGCACAGCCGTCTCCACCTTTACGTTTGAGTTTTTAAGAAACGCCTTGAGTTGTGGTGGGGTCATTAATATATATGAAGATATTTTATTCAAAAACCAATTCTTCCTGAACGACGTCTAAACCATGGACAAACTTTTGATTGTTGTACACCCGTCCACGGTACGTGAGCGTTGCGGTGGTGACCGTGATGTCGCGCTGACTGAACGCGCCCGCGTAGCTGTCTTCGTTGAAACGAGGTTTGCCTAAGTTGTTCATCTGGCAATGCTGGTTGAACGCGGCCAAGAAGATGCTCTGAGGCACGAACAAGTCCTTGCCGAACTGCACGCTGCTGTCTTCTAGGAAGTGATGAATCGTGGACGTCATCTTCGCGACTTCCTTCTGGACGGATTTGAAATATTCAGGGACGACGTTCCAAATGTCCTTGTCGGAATAACGCGCCGAGTATTCGAGGTACGCGCGCACACACTTGAGAAGGATGGCTGGCAACTCTTCCTCCAACTTTTGGTCCAAATGTGGGTCCGCATCGCGCACTTGTCTGCGGAAGTTCCAGGGCAGGATGCGTCTCAGGACCGACCCCGAGTTGTCTTTCCACGACGGCACTTCGTTACCACCGAGAACCCCTGGGGTGGTCCACTGCATGCTGATGGCGTTCTGGTGCTTCACGGCGATGGAGACGTCTTCACCGGACACGAGGGACTGGAACTCGGCCTGCTCCAGGGAGAGGTCTCCCTTGACTTCGGGTGCGATGAACATGAACGAATCGTAGATGGAGGACAGACCGAACTTCTTCTCGATGTTGTTCGAAAGCGTGCGCACGTCGTTGCTTTCGTAAAACTTTCGAAACACCTTCGTGATGACGGTGGATTTCCCAGACCGCGCGATGCCCTTGAAGAAGGGGATGACTTGCCACCCGTCCAACTCACCGACGTCGAAGCACAGTCGACCACCCATGACGTACGCCCATCGAGACACGTCTTCGTCAAACTTTTGATAGTCAAAAATGCTCTGAAAATATGGTGTAGGAATGTCCCACCAATCCTCGACGTAATTGTAATCGTCGAAAAATTGGTCGAAGAACTTACAACTCACAAGGGTCGGGTCCAGTGAACGGAACTGCCTACTGTCGTACGGGTAGAATCGACACGCGTACTTTCCCTCCTTCGGTTGCCACTCCTTCCCGATGAACAGGCCATTCTTAAAACTCCACACGTGTCTATCTTTGATGATTTCCGGAAACTGTGAATCGATGCAGTTGGACAGGTAGTTGATGACTTCCCTCGCCGTGTTGCCACGAGACGTGATGTCCTTCCAAAAATCAAAGTTAACCTCCTTCTCCGCAAACTCGTACACGAACTCTGGAATGGGGCACACCTGTTTCCACGATCGCGTGTAGGCACCCTCTGAAATCCTCTGCACGTAGCACTCACCCTTGTAGCGACGCATGTGTTTCTTGTAGGTTTCGTCCAGACACGCCACGATGGCTCTCTGGAACGGGGTCATCTCCCCGAGACGGGTCTCATCCATCGGCGTCGCGTCGAAGTACTCCGGGTCCGAGTTCATCTTGTCTGGCATTTCCCGAGGATTCTTTATCCTCTGCATCGTGTTCAGGTGCAGGCGAACATTCTTAAAGGCTTCGGAAACCTGTTTTATGAGTCTACACACGCGTTCGCCCGCGGTGAGGTTCACGTTTTCGTTCTCCACGTAATCGGTCATATCCAACGCCTTGACTCGCGAACCAATGTTTTTCAGAACCTTGATTTCCCGGTCTCTTTTACCATCAACCGCTTTAATATCTATACTCGTTGGAAATCCACTCGCTCTTTCGGACGGATCGAAAAATTGATCGTATCCCAGGCGGACACACTTGGTCATCACATCTTTACCGGCAGTCTCACCGAGATACCAATTTTCTTCCATCAGTCCAAGGATGCGCAAAATTTGCTCACTCGAGAGAGTCACTATCTGATTTCTCAGGAGCTCCATCTCCGAAGCCCCTGTGTCGGGATCTCTCTCGATGTAATGCGTGGTGTTCATGGCAGCCGGTCTGAATAATTAATGCGGAGAATTTTTAAGTCAGTTTGCTCAAAATTTTAATGAGAATTTTATTTTGCATCTCGAGTTGGTCTCCGATGCGCAACAGGGCCGTGCACACGGTGTCGCCGTCTGGGGTGGCGAGGGTCGACGCCAGGACCTCAGCCGACCCTTCGCCCCCCTCGAAGTCTTCGATGTCAATGTCGATGTCCTCGTCGTCGTCAAAGTCTTCTTCTACGATTTCACCTTCTTCGATGTCGCTCATGGGTCAAGTGGTATACGTAGTGTGGAGAAAACACCAGACGCGTTTTACCGCGGAGCCCAGGCCAAAATTATTTTCTCTGCCTATAGTACAAACAACTCTCAAAATGGCTGGTGGTCTCATGCAGCTCGTCGCGTACGGTTCGCAAGATATTTACTTGACGGCGAACCCGAAGGTCACGTTCTTCCAAGCCGTGTACAAGCGCCACTCGAACTTCGCATCCGAAGTCATCGAGCAAACGGTCAACGGTAACCCGGCCGACAACGGTCGCGTCTCGATCACGATCGCCCGCAACGGTGATTTGGTCCAGGACATGTACCTCGAAATGAAGGCGAAGTCCGGCCTCAGCTCCTCCTCCAAGGGTGCCTCGGCCATCTACGCCGCGGAGCGTGCCATCAAGGACATCGAGGTGTCCATCGGTGGTCAGCGCATCGACCGCCACTTCCAAAAGTGGTGGCGTTTGTTCGACAACTTGTACCACACCGAAGCCAAGAAGGCTGACTACGCCAAGATGACGTCCAACACCCAAAACGGTGCCATCTACTTGCCGCTCATCTTCTGGTTCAACCGCCACCCGGGCTTGTCTTTGCCGCTCATCGCGCTTCAATACCACGAATGCCGCGTCGACGTCGACTTGAGCTCCGAGTTCTCCCACTACACTGACGGCAACACGCTCAAGTGCTGGGCCAACTACCACTTCCTCGACACCGAGGAACGCCGTCGCTTCGCGCAAAAGTCGCACGAATACCTCATCGAACAAGTGCAACACACTGGCACCGACTCCGTCAGCGCCACCAGCACGAAGCAAGTGCGCTTGTCCTTCAACCACCCGGTCAAGGAACTCCTCTTCGCGTTCGGCAACGGCTCCGTGTCCAACGCCTCCCTCTGGAACTTCACGTCCAACTTGGCGGAAACTGCGGTCGTCCTTGAATCCGACGTGCGCGCGCTCGGTGCCACCTCGAACATCTTCGTTCCGGTCACCTACGCCACCGGTGCCCCGCTCCTCGCGGTCGGCCAGGGCTACTCCGAATCCACGGTCTGCGAAGACGGTGCGGTCGCGGCGACTCGCGCCGTTGGTCCGTTGTCTGAGTTCAAGGTCATTCTCAACGGCCAAGACCGCATGAAGGCGCAATCGGGTAAGTACTTCAACCAAGTGCAACCGTACACCTACCACGCGGGCTCCCCGGTGCCGGGTGTGTACTCGTACTCTTTCGCGCTCAAGCCGGAAGAACACCAACCGTCCGGTACGTGCAACTTCTCGCGCATCGACAACGCTCAAGTGTCCGTGACGCTCAAGTCTGGTGCCACGCAATCCGAAACGATGCACCTCTTCGCGACGAACTACAACGTTCTCCGCGTGCAATCCGGTATGGGCGGTCTTGCGTTCTCTAACTAAGAAGCTTACTTCAGTACAAAAAAAAACTTAAATATTAACATAAATTTTTCATTTATCTTAATATTTAATGCAGTGCGTGCGTTTGAAAATTAATAACCCTTTGGTTTGCAACAGGTGTACTCGTATCGACCCTTGTTGACATCTTCGGGATGCTTATTGAAACGAACGGACGTCAAAACTTTCGTGTCGTCCGTGCAGTTGATGACGTGGGCTAAGATGTTCGCAACGTCGTTATATTCAGAGTTGTGGTTTTCACACGCGTTCTGGTCTACGAGACCACCGGAGCATTTGTATTGCAAGGACAGCAAGGACACGTTGTTTTCACCCGTCGATGGTCGGAATTTGTACCCTTGCAGCGCTTTCGCACCACACTCCATGCGGTGATGCGACATGTCTTCCATGTATACACCGTCCTTGGTGTCTTCGACGTTGTCTCTGATGTATCCGTCGTTGGAGAAGTCGTCCATGTTGAACATGCACTTGTATTTGTGGGCGTTCCCTTCCTTAACTTCGATACTGGAAAGGGCACTGTTCTTCCCACAGTCCACTTCGGCGTTGTAGATGTCAGCCTGCGCGTCGTTGGTAATGATACCTCTGAAGTATGTCTCCGGGGGGACGACGTATTTGTCCAAAAGGATTTTTTCAATGATTTCAATCTCATTGATGGTCAGTTCTCGAGAATACACGAGGATTTCACCGATGGCAAAGTTCGATTCGAACCCCTCCTGGATGTTCACACCGATGTTTGCGGGTTTATCCTGGCTGTAATGCAACCCACTGAGTCTGACGCCGTTGGCGCGGTACATGTCTCTCTGGTCGCACGAGACGACCCACTCGTCCCCGTAGCGGTCGATGTCTTCAGTCAGGATATCGTCGTGTTTAGCGACACCCGACTTGCCCTCGTTGTGTCCTGAATACCAGTCCCCTTCACTGCTCGTGAAGATGCGTTTTTTCGCATCACCATTGTACTTGGCCACGGTGAACATGGTGTAGCGACGGTCATAGAGCCCACTTGGTAGAGTAAATTTAGTCAGGGTGTCCCCTGAAACGTGGGTGTCGCCTGTGAACTTGGTGAGCGTGCCGGTGACGTCGATCACGTTTCCACCATTTGTGTCGGACCATTTATTAGTCGTCATGTTGTATCCACTCGGTAAGTATCGCGCCGAGAGATTGGCGACGTCCGTGATTTTGTCTTCGGCGCTGAAGATTGGGGCGGCGTCTTTACACACGGCCCCGTCCCACACGCACGGCTCGATGCACGCGGCTTCCGTGGTGTGCGTCGCACACGCGTTCGAGCTTGGGGTCTTTGACTCGTCTTTATCGTACACGAAAAAATAATAGGCAAGACCACCCAAGACTACGAGTGTGAGCACCAATATAATTAAGGTTCGTTGTCCAGTACTTCTACCACTCCTTGGACTCTGCGTATCCATATTAATTAAACCATAGAAAATATATTCATTCAAGACGATGGACGTGTACACCGATGGAAGTTGTTTGGGCAATCCAGGGCCTGGGGGCTGGGCGTGCACGTGCGACGCCTTCGAGCTCTCGGGTGCTGAGGCGCACACCACGAACAACGTCATGGAACTCACCGCGGTTCACAAAGCCCTCGAACGATGCGTCGCCGAGGGCATCGGTCGAGCGACGATATGGACTGACAGTGCATACGTGAAAAACGGCGTCACGACGTGGACCAGAAACTGGAAAACAAATGGATGGAAGACGTCCAAAGGGACGCCCGTGAAAAATAAAGAGCATTGGGTGCGCATCGACGCACTCCTACAGGAGATGACCGATGTCCAATGGCGATGGGTGAAGGCACACAACGGGCACCCACAGAACGAGAGGGTCGACACCCTCGCCAGGGAACAGGCGAAAAATGTCTGCGTAAAATAATGGAAACCACGCATGTGTGGTGTCCTAAGCAGGAACAACTGCTCGTGCGTTGGGCTGAAAAAGCGGCGGGCTATCGTTGGCTCCATAACTACGCCAGGCTGCACTTCAAGCGAGTCAATGATTACATGTCCTACCCGTCTATAGTCATCAGTAGCATAACAGGGGTGGGTGGGTTCGCCGTGCTGAACCCTAGTGGAAACGAAAACTTGGACGATCGGACGAAGAACAAAATTTTAATAGTCCAGTACATGTTTGCCTTTTTGAACGTCATAGGTGGCATCCTCACGTCGCTCTCGAAATTTTCACAGAGCGCGCAACTCGCGGAAGCGCACTCCGCGATGTGTGTGCAGTATTCGAAATTCTATCGGAACATAGACATGGAGTTGTCTCTGGACCCCGAACACAGACAGGACGTCATAGAATTCGTCAACATGTGTCGACAAGAGTACGACCGCCTCCTTGACGACGCCCCCGACATCCCCGCGAACGCCATCATACAATTCAATATGGAATTTCCCGATAAAGACAATAAACCAGATGTGTGTAATGGACTCAGTATATTGGGGACAGATGATGTCGAGAAACATGAAAAAGCCATAACACATTGGATGAGCGCCCTTTTTGCTTTAAAGAGGCGAAAGAGTCGAGATTCGCTTTCAAACGTCCCTTCCTTAAAGTTATGAAACGATGATTGACTAGGACAATGGAGCATTTTCGCACCGTACTCATCGCGAATAACTATGCACCGTCGACCATAGACATGTATTGTCGGCGACTGTCGAACAGTGGAGTGAACCTGAACAACAGACGCGCCGTCCATAGACATCTCTCGTCAAAACGCGTCGACCTGGAGGGCGACTGTCAAGGGAACGATTATCGCGCCTTTCTGCTGTACGATCGATTCCTACGCAACGCGATGTTGCCGGGAGGGCACGACTACCATAAGTCAGAACTCACCGTACGCGACGCGTGTCTCTCCCAGAATTCGAAAGAAGACATCGCGCGCGTCTGGTGGCTTAACAAAACCAGAGGGTACGCACCGGGCGTGGCTGCGAGCTACGTGCGCGATGCGAAACGTGAGCCGGTCAGTGATAGACACAGAAGCATATTCCGCGCACGGTGTGCGCTCCAACGGTTTCACATAGACCACGTGTTCATCACCGATGATGTGGTGCGTGATTACTACCGCAAGTTGTGAAGCATGTACTTGTCTCCACCTCCGTAGGCGACGTGTTTGTATAGCGTTTTCACGAATTCGGCTACCCCAGTAAATGTGCACGACACGTTTCGCACGAACTTCGTGTACCACGTAGAAGTTGATTTAGATGCGTCGATGAGTTTGTGATAGTTATCGAATTGTGGAATTTACCAACGTCATCTTTGTGAATGAGTTTCATCTGCACGTAGTCAGGTCCGACCCGCTGGCATCCGAATGCTCCTTCACGAATCGAACCTTGGTGCTCTGCATCATACGAATATCATTTCTGTAATAATTGTAGAAAATAACCCCCAGTACCCCCACCCACAAAGACTATATATATAGAGAGAAACATGGGATACGCACCAGTGTACGATTACCGTTGGGGGTGTGGAGTCAAACAGGTGACAGACCGAGCCATTTTGAATGATGCGAAAAAGGTCATCATTCATAATGGGTCGAAGATGGAAATTAATTACATTCCAAAGATTGGGGACTATGGCATTCACGGAGGCGTCCTGCAAGTCATGCGTGGCAAACGCGTCATAACCTACCACTGAAACCGTTGTAATGAACACGCCATAACGCGACGCACGCATGAGAACAAAAACCACCACCAGGGAGCAGACCTGGAACAGCCAAGCAAACATACCCCTCAAGCGCTTTCTTTATGAGAAAGGGTGGGACGACCTCGTGAAAAAGATGACCCCCCTTCAATACAACAAGGTGATCACGGACGCGCGAGAGTTGACCGAAGACCCGGAACGCGTGAAAATTATATCAGCGTACATCAAGAGTCATGGAAGTCGTGACCTATGCGAATAAATCGAGCGGACTCTTCGAAGAGCTCGTGCACAACGAGTTCGACGTTCCAGTGAAAGTGTTAGGGTGGGGTACGAAGTGGAACGGATACTCGGACAAGTCTAAAGGCGTATTGGAATACATCACCACGAGCAAAGATGACGAAGACATCGTCGTGTTCATCGATGGGTTTGATTCTAAGATTAATAAAACACCCGAGGAGGTTGAACAACTGTTCAAATCCTACGACTGTCGCGTGTTGTTTTCGAAACATCCAGACATTATTTCAAAATACATCGTGCGCCAGGTGTTTCCAATGTGCACCAGCGAAGGCATGGCCAACGCGGGGATGTACATGGGATACGTCAAGGAATTGAAAATAATCTTACAAGATGAACTAGGCGAAAAGTGTCAGGATGACCAGGTTAACTTTAATAAAATGTGTGAAAAGTACGATTTCATCAAAGTCGATGAACACGAACGCATCTTTGAAAACATGTCCCCATTTAACATGACCACACCATCGAACGCCGTGTTCGTGTCCTATCCCGGCACGCCCACTGTTGAACGCCTCGTGCGCGCGTGTCGCGATTACGCACAGTTTTTCAAGTGGCAATTCATCATCGCCATGGCGGTGTTGTTGATTGCAATTCCAAACGAACAAAAGTGGATACCAATGTACATATCACTCATCGCCATGTTGTTCTACGTGTTGCAGGCTGATAAAAGTTGTGCGCGATGAAAAAAAATGTGCATCCAATACATATGAAGGTGGCGTTCATTTTCATAGTGAAGGATGGTGAAAAGTATCTCGAACCAAATCTTAATCTGTTGAAGCGACACGGACACGACATTTACGCGGTCGAAAACAACAGCGTGGACGATACCAAAAACATCCTGAAACGCGCCGACATTAAGAAAGTCATCACACTCGACCTCGACGATAAAAGTTCTCTCGAACTGTGTGGATTGGGTGAGGTCAATTGCGCGAAACGCGTTCGGCGTTTGGCGTACATTCGACAACAAGGTCTCGACGCGGTGATGAACGCCGACGAGGCTTACGATTACGTGTGCATGTTGGACATGGATTTCGAATCGTACGACCCATCGCATTTGGATGGCATGTTTGAATTCATGGAAAATAACAAGGACGTCGATGCCTTGTTCGGCATGTCTGTCGTGAAACACATGGGCATCCCCTATGACATCAGCGCGGTGCGCCCGATGACGAAATTGCCAACGATAGGATTGAAATTGAAACAACACGTAAAAGTGCAATCCGCGTTTAGTGGTTTCGGAATTTACAGGTGTTCATCTATTGTGGACAAAAATGCTAAATATGATTACAAAACAATAGATGACATAGAACACGTACATTTCAACAAACATTTTGAACATCTCGTGGTTGACACTAAATTCAACCCCTCGTACGAACCATCTGATAAATTGTTTAATTTGAAAATGGCTGTCGTCATTTCTCTCCTCGCATACTTCTTAATTAGAGTATTTCAGCGTTTCAGAAACAACAAAAGATGAACGTCGGCATCATTACACCTGGAAGACTTTCCCCCGGAGTGAACTCGTGCATCACGGAAATCGCACTTCGGGAGAAACAGCGACACAACAGGGTCATAGGCGTCGTCGAGGGATGGCGTGGACTCAACCATGGGTTCATGGAAGACATGTTCGTCACAGGCCAGGCACGGAACGAGCCGGGGTCCATTCTTCACACGTCTCGCGAACCCCTGAACATGAAGCTCGCTCGGAGACACATTCTCACCCTCGACCGACTGTACTGCATCGGGGACATGGAGACCCAGAAGGAAGCCCGAACGATCTTCAACGCGGACCTCCCCGTGAGCTTGGTCGGCATCACGGGCTTTGGCATGCAATCGAAGATTGAAGAAGTTTCGCGGTACATCAGAAAGTGCCACGTCCTCGCTGAAAGCATCCACGGTGTGGTGTTTCTGGAACTCGCGGAGAAATACGGCGAACTCGCCCGAAACGCGTCCATGAGCGAACCCCACGCCAACGTGGTCATAACACCAGAAGAGGATGAAAACTTTCTGTTCGACGTCCAAAACAACTACGCGATGAATGGCCACTGTGTGGTCGTCGTCAACGCGTGTTGCGACTATGGGTACATTCTCGATGCCCTCAAGGTGTACAACGTGGAGACCACCATCATGCGCCCCGACGCGACGCTCGACGTGGCGACCCCGTGCGTGTACGACAACATCCTGTGCGCGCGCATGTCGAGGGAGGTGTGCGAACACGTCGAGCTTCGAAAAAATTTCGTGTGCGATGGTGGTCGTATGATCCCGTACGCCTTTTATCCCGAAAATTTATTCTCCATAAAATTTAATGTTGTATAAATACACATGTCTCTTCAGAGCACTCCCCTACTTATATCGCTGTGTGCATTTTCAATCGCGGGTCTTGTCGCACATGATGGCTTTGACTATTTGGGGAAGACTGAAAATATCGTCAACGGCCCACTCGTCTACGGCGTCACCATCCTCCTCCACAGCGTGTTCGGTGCTCCGGGAGTGACCGAGAAACCAAAGCTACTCGATAACGTGTCCGAAAACCCCTTCTTCAAGTTTTTTACGCTGTTCCTCCTCGCGTTTGCCGCCGTGCGTGATTTCGAAGACGCCCTCTTCGTCATTGTGCTGTTCTTGAGCATAACCCAACTTTTGCGCACCGAAGAAGAACGCAAGAGACACCCTACCATCCTTTAATCAGGTCCACGACCGTGGCTTTGGGGAATTGTCGAGAGAACATCTCGGTCTCGTCGTGTGCGCTGTGTCCTATGATTGACGGCACGCTCCGGTCGATGTTTAAGTACTTGCGAAGGTCTCGGTAGTACACGCGCGCACCCTTGGCGATGACGTCTTCAAACTTCAGGTCGACGTGGTTGTTCATGGGGAAAAACATCGGGAAATACTTTTGCATGTTTGGCACGTGCAGGAGGTAGCACTTCGTGCTCGAAATCCACCGAACCCTATCTTTCTGCACCTCGTCTGGGAGATAGTGCAGACAGTGGAAGAAACACGCCTCGAAGTCGTCCCCCTTCTCCTCGATGAACGACTCGACGTACTGATGCAACTTTTTCGAAGAACTCACCACCGCGTTATCTTCGAACACGAGCGCGTATTTGTGTCCTGCTTTCGATGCTCGATTCCATATGTCAGCGTGGCCCATCTGACACCCGATGGCACCCAAGTTGAAATACGTGATGTTCGGGCGCACGATCGATGGGTCGTAGTGCATCTCCACCGCCTTTTCCATGAATTCACTCTGCACGTGTTGCTCAAATTTACGAGCCGTCTCCACCTCGCGCGTGTCCTGTCCGTAGACGACGTGCACCTTTGGCCCGTTGGTGTTGTGCCTGAAGAACTTCTCTCGCCGGTCGCGTGCTTCTGGGAGCGTCAGGAGATAGGTCTCGTACGACCACTCACGTTCTCTGCGTAAAATCAGAAACACGATCGCGAGAAGTACAATCACGACAATCATATATTATTTAAAGAATAAAATGTTTATAATAGTAGGCCAGCCTTAGCTCAGTTGGAAGAGCAACTGATTGTAGTCGTCATCAAAGCTCAGTGGGTCACTGGTTCGAATCCGGTAGGCTGGAACATTCTCTCGTAGATCAATCGGAAGATCGTCTGACTGTTAATCGGAAGGTAGCGAGATCGAAACTCGCCGAGAGGGATTTCTTCACTTTTTACATGTGTATCCCGTATGTAAAATTTGCTGTAAAAAATTACGCGCATTTTCTTCATTATCGAATGTACCTAGATAATCACGTTGACTTTTAGCATGCCATTTCCCAAATTTATCTTTATACACACATCCTTTATTTTTCTTATTTGAACCATCAGGTCTTACAAAGTTTTCTGGGTCTCTTGTATATTCTTTAAGTACTTCAATTGCTTCATTCTCTGTTTTGAATGCACCATTTGATAAATATTTCTGCTTTTTGGATTCACTAACTCGAGGTACAAACCCGTTGCTAGTCTTCACCACACATCCTAAATATCCATTTCGTTCAATATTTTTAGATTTCACACTCTCTCGTATTTTGTCTTTCATAACTTGTGATATTACTTTGTTTTTATTCCCTCCGGTGCTACAATTGTATCCATTCGGTGCTAAAGAATTTAAGGTTTTTATCCAGTGGGCCTCTCGTTCATCCAATTTTTCTTCAGGGGCTTCTTCTATGATTTCATAAATCATCTTATCGCCATATTTGTTTATAGCCCTCTTCACAAGTGTACAATTAGAAGATACTTTTTTATGACATTTCACCCTTTCCTTGAAACTCTGCAAAGTCTGTCCAACATAGACTTTGCCAGAAGGGCTTGTAATCTTATAAATAATGCCATTTCTGTTCATGCATTATATAAGTGATGAACTTTTAATTAAAAA